GGCTTATACTCTTTTTTTGCTGTATTCCCCGCATGATTTCTGCCGGTTTCGCTGGCATCGATCCGCTGCGCTCTCGTTTCCCGCGTGCCGATCCGCCAAAAATCGCAACCGCTGCGCCTCGACCCGCGCGCCCTCGCCCCTCGCAATACGCGACGCCCGGCCCCCCCTCAAGCGATGTTCCACGGGTGTTCCACGGTAACCATGGGATAGCCATGGGATAGCCATGGAATAGCCGCAGCCTGCGAATTTGGAATTGTTCCACGCACGTTCCACAGTATCCGTGGAATAGCCATGGGATAGCCTTTGGTTAGCGTTCGCTAAACGATCGTTAAGCGTTCGCTTCGCGATATCCGTGGAATAGCCGTGGGATAGCCGCCAGGCGAGCCAGGACGCAAAATAAAAGTAACTAGGGGATAGCCGTCAGGCCAGGATCGTCAATCCCAGTAACCAGGGGATAGCCGTGGAATAGCCTTTATTTTCTTGACCAAATCTCTATGGATTCGTGCGTGTCATCACAAAATGGGCAGTCGAATTCGTGCATTGGAATCTTGCCTTCAACAGGGCCAAGTATCTCCGCCTTATCTGCCTCAAACCAATCAAGCAGGCACGTTGCCCATAGCTTTTTGACTAGGCCATGCTTGCCCATCCGATGAGCGTGATATTCCTCTTCTAGCGTCATTAGAACCCCGTCTGGCCCGCACGCCGCGCCACCTCTCTCTTGATAACATATTCTAATGTCTTGGGTAGTAGCGCAGTAAAATACTTGCCAACATGCTGCCTGAATATCTTCCTGCCCGGGTATGTTGGCCTCTGTTGTCTTTCGCTTTGTGCCCAACTCACCTTCAATCGAATCTTGCCTCGAGCCTTGCCGGTTCTGGTATAGCCCGTTTTCCCATACCTGCGCCAAACGCCTCTGTATTTCTCTCCCGTCCTGCCTTTTGGAATACCAAAGAAGAATTTATCTTTGCCCTCTGTGTTCTGTATGTATTTGTTCGGGATATTCCCTTGCTTTGTTAATCGCAAATCAACGGGGCGGTTTAGCTTTTTGTGGTTGTTGTCAGCTGCTCTTTCTCTGCCGCCATCAATGATATATTTCATATATCGAGATGTTGCTTCGCTGAAATAGATTTGCCCAACCAAATGCGATTTAGTCCCGGCCCGATATCTAACGCCTCGAGTGGTAAACCCAACCGGCCCCTTATCAATAAATTTCTCCAGCCCTTTTTGCTGCACCTTTCGATGCTCAAACATTGTTTGCTTAATCGTTTGGTGGATCACATAAGGAATCTGCGATCTCCACTCTGGATTGACGAATGACTCAATCTCTTTCTGGTTGATCTTGAAATCGACTCTCATCAATGCCTCACAAACGGGAGCACATTCCCATCAAGTTGATGAACAACCAAATTGCCGCTGTTAAGAAGCTGGCTGAGGGACGTTGTCGTTTTTTTGCACCAGCCTATCGTCGCTGAGATCACAAAATTAAAAGCATGTTGCTCATACGATTTAGAAACCAGCATTTCCAGGGGATGACCTTCCCATAGGTTTTCTACAATCTGCGGGTGAAATGATGGATAGATCGCCGCAATCCATAGTGGCTCTAATCGCTCCATATATTCCACGATATCCAAATCGGCGTTCAACGCAATCTCTCTCACCGTGATGTCTGGCATGATGAACCCAGGTGGATCAACGTGCAATGAGCGATATTCAATTGTCAGTTCTTCGAGCGTCATCGCTCCCCCTTGCAGTAACCATGGAATAGCCATGGGATAGATTAGTGCCGTGGTCAACTCAATTCGCAGCTACATGAATAGCCCCCTGCTAGCATTGAGTCTTTCGATGCCACGGCTCACCGTAGGAGTGTCGGGGCTAATCTATTTTACCACCCTGAAGATGGTTCGCTTTTTCTTTTTCATCGATGGCGGACATCTAACAATCTCAAGCGGCGGCTCTTGTGCGGCCCATAACATTGTGACCGAGCCATCCTGCATGATTGCCATGTCATCACCAAACCGCTCTGCCATCTGGCTAGCGGCCTGAACTGCAATAAGCATGTCTTCAGAGTCCAGCATGTCCATTACGCGCCTACCACGGTATACGCAAGCGACAGAGCAATAAAAAACAAAAGGGCCGCGAATGCTTCATTGATTTCCATCGAGAAGCTCCCTGTAGCGCCTAAAGCCATCTCGGTCTTTTAGTGCTTCATCAATGAACTTGAGGTATTGGCGCTCAAGCAATGCAGATCGTTGCGCTTCAGTTCTGAGGTAGACCAACTCCATCGCCATGGCTAGCTGCTGCTTGGGCGATAAAGAATTCCAGTGATACTTCTGAGTGACAAACTGATCAAGCAGACGATCATCAATTGGTTCTAAATCTACAGTTTCCATATGTCCTCCGTTGGATAAAGCCCCCAACACAAATTACCACAAAGAAACGGTTGCGCTTATATTTTGTTGTTATAACTAGTTGTAGCTTATGATCTGATGATCTGGATCGATTTCTGCCTTTCGCACTTCTTCCCGGTAATGCTTGGCGATTTCAGCGCGCAGTTCTTTGGTTGTTTTAAGGATGCCCTGCGACTTTTCTCTAAGTATTTCCATGTGACCGTAGCCGAGGAGTTGCTCGCATAGCCGCGCCATCTCGAGCGGGTTTTCGGTCATCACTCGATGGTGGTAATGACACATGGTGATTGCGTTATCCATGCTCCACCTCACAGCCTTGTTTCTGCGCCCATAGATATGGCAGCAGGAAAGGGTTTCAGTCTTTTCGCAGATTACGCAAGCGCCATCACGCGCCCTTACGGCTTTAGAAAACCAGATATCTGCGGAATCTCTTTTAACTGCCATGGTCTTCAGATCCTTCGCGCAATAATTTAATCATCACGCCATCTGGCTCAAATGTGATTTCTTCTTCTACTTCCAAAGCCTCTTCCCACAACTCCGCGAACTCTTCTATATCCATCGCGATCGTGATGCCCTCTGGGAAGCTGTCCGTATAAACATCAGTGTGCTTTGGCTTCGCTAAATTAGTGTGAGCCCCCGCAATCGTCGTTGTCAGGAACAGCGCTTTGCCAGAAGGCAACGGGACTTCAATAATGTTCATCATGTTCTCGGTCTCACGGTGATCCTGGCTATCTCGCCATCTGTTTTGTGATAAGTGATAACTTTGGCCCCTCGTCGAGAAACCCAGCCGCCTCGAGCCGCATAGGCATCACGGCCTGATAAGGTTGGATGCTGCTCCGATATAGCGCCACCATCCTCCACCACTCTCTCACTGTGGTAATGCCCAGTGTGAATATAGGTGTAATTTGCCTGCCCCCACATCTCACGAAATCGGGGCTCACTCGCAAAGAGCTTGTGCAACGCGGCTAGCTTCACTTTGTGCCCGTGATGAAACCCCAGCATGGTTTTTCCATGAAGGTGTGCGTAGTAGGGGAAGTCGTTATCGACAACCTCCAATCTTTCTTCATCCGCAAACAAGTGCTTGATGTGCTTCCGCAGCCAGATGCTTCCAGAAATATCATGATTGCCTTCCGCCGAAACGACAACCACCTTATCAAACCGCCGCAGCATCATCATCACCGCCTCAGCCATGACCGACATAGAAAGCTCAACGAGTTTGCCGTATCGAGTGTCTGCATCGAGGATATGACCGGACTGTGGCGTCACGCTGAGTATTCCATCCCAGTGCAAGAAATCCCCGAGTTGGCATAGCAGGCCAGTGCCCGACCTGGGGGATGCCTTAATCATGTCGCTTATTGAGTTGAGGAAAACATCCCGGGCGATATGAACATCCCAATCGTCGCCAGTCTCAGCCTCATAGGCATACATGCCTAAATGGAAATCAGTGATCGTTAAAAGCGTGAGCAGATCTTCGTCCGCATTCTTCGGTGCTACTACTGGCTTGAACCTAGTCAACCCTTCTTGTGCAGACTCAATCCGCTCGACCAAAATCTCAAATTGTCTTTTCTCATCGGTCTGAGATTTGACCCACTGTCGGACAGGATTGCCTTGGTCATCATAGAACGTAGATACACCTTTAATCTTATGACCATCAGGAACTGCATGATTCCATCCATGATCTGGGCTGTACCCTCTTTTTGCGGCCCTATCCTTCACCGCCCTTAAATGATCGCCAATAGTCCCCCTAGCACACCCCAGTAAAGCGGCAGCACCTCTGTAAGAAAACCCTTGCACCTCAACCAAGTCAACTACTTGCCGTTGCTTGTCTGTCTGACAAAATTCTAAAAGCGGATGCTCCACTTTATCCCCCTTTGAGTTTCATGTACTCCGAATCTGCTGGGCATGTCAGCGTCACACCACAATCTAACGCCCATGCCAACACTTGATCCATGAACTCGCACATTTCACCTGGCGACAGGTTACTCGTATGGCGAACTTGTCCCTCAATCACCGTGTTACTAACTACAACGTCCTCTGTTCCGAGGAACTTATTTTTTAACATGAGGCTCATGCGCTCTTTATCGACGTCAGCGCCCCGACTGGCAAAGCTCTCTGCCATCTCGCCGCACCACATGTGGTACAAATTATTCTGACTTAAAGACCTCTTGCCAGAATATCTGGACACCTTCCATTGTACAGGGTGTTCCCAATTCCATTCACGCTCTAAATATTGCTGAAAATAGCGCACGCGATCTTCTAGCTGGTCTTTACTTTTAACTAGCCAAAACTCACTCATTTGGCATCCTTAAATCTTTCTGCGGTATAAAATACGCCGGCCTGCCTGTTCCAGGGTCCACCCAATATTTTTTTTGCTTCGCATCTTTCGCAATTATTCCCCCGCAAATTCTATAAGACCCATTACTGCCAACCAAAAGAAAAATAAAACGATCATCAGGGTCGCTGTCATGGATTATTAATCTATTATTCTCGCCGCTGGTCGTTCGCACGTCATACGAGCCTACGTCAAACGAGCGCATGATACCCTTGCCGTCCCAGTAAACTCCCAAGCTTTTTGCGAGTGCCATTTCGCCAAGGCACCCCTCAATATGTAATTGCCAATCGTTTTTATTTCCCGCCCCAAACGCTGGTTTGGCATTATTTTTCAAGTTTTGTAACTGTCTCTGAACTGCTGCTTGAGCAGCTATCTGCATCTCTGAGAGACTGAGCCTTACTCGCATACTAATATTTCTCTCTCTATCAGCAGATCAATGTAGTGCCTAGCTTTCCGCAGATCCTCCAGGCCGCCCTTGTCCTTCCACCTTGACACATACTTGATGACCGCGTGTTCGCAGATGCCCAAGTCATTCTCTAAGGCATACTCTAGCGGCTGAATCTTCAGCTGCTTGTAATGATCCCCGCCTACCTGCTCATCCCAGCTACTCATATCTCCCCCACGATTACTGCGCGTCCATCTTCGCGCTTCTTAAATGTTTGCCCTTTGTCTTCCCACAACTTAAACGTACCCTCAAACGGAGCATGACGCTGCTTCGCAACCACCAACTTAAATCCAGGCTGTTTTAACACCTCTAACTCCTTGACGCTTAGTAGCATGCCCATATCTGCCGCTTCTTTCATGCGAGCTCTCCGCTTGTTGTGCCAGCATATAAATAACATATGCGCCTGATCGACAATCGTGCCGCCGCCCCTGACATCAAACCGAGTGGGTAGATATTCGTCACCCCCAGACTGCGGTTTTCTGACATGGTGCACAACAGCGATGTGGACATCCTTTGCCTCTGCCATGCCGATTAACTGATTACAGAAAAGCCGCTCTCGTTCTATGTCATCCGTTACCCCACAAAACTGAAGGTTATCCAAGACAATAAACTTACAGCCTCTATCTGCCATGGCTGCAATCGCGCCTAGCGCCTCGAGAGGTTTCACGCCGCCCAGCGCTCTATACCAACAAACTCGCTCATGCACCCACGTTGAGAAGCGCCTGGCATAGTCTTCGGAGATCCTGTCTGACGCCGCGGCCTGCTTGCACATCATGTA